CCGCCATAACGGCGGAAATGTCAATCTTCTTTCCGCACAAATCGCAAAGGCCGTCTTTGTCCTCATCCACAGCGTTGTGGCGGACCAGGGTGCCGTTTTGCCGATTCAGCTTGGCCTCAACCGTAGACACCAGGGAAAGCTGCGCCTGACTGTCTTTCTTGTCCCGGTCGTTGCAATCGTACTTTACCGGCTCACTTAGGAAGTAGCCGCGAATAATATCTACGATATACTTGGCATAGTTGGCCTCCGCCCGCACATCATCCTCTTCATCTCCACGGTGAAGCTGTGGAACACCGATATACCGACCATATAGGGCGCGACACCGTCTTTCATATTTATTTGCTTTACCGATCACATAATCGATCACCGCAGAAGGCAACTCGCCCCGGTCAAGGTTCGGCACATCGCGCCGGTTCATGTAAAGTATCATTCTATGTCCTCCTTGTTACGATCCGCCCCAGCGCCGTGCTTACAAAGTAACGCATAGCGTCCATAGCGTGGTCGTCCTGTTTGACCGTCTCATCCCGGCCTGCCTGAGCCGCTTTGTCATACCAACGGTAGGCGTAAAATTCCGCAATGGTACGGGTGCAGTCCTTGCTGAACAGCAGATCCGCCCGCTGCAATAGCGTACATACGGTACGGATTCCATCCAGCACCGCGTTATCCGCCTTTAATACCTTGAGCCCCCGCCTTTGCAGTTCAGTTATAAATGAAGCCGCCGATGGGTCTACGACTACGCAGGTGTATGGCGTGTTCCCCAAGAACTGTACCAGATCATCTGCGTACTCGGCGTCCGTCTTTTGCCGGTGGTTCTCCCGCCCGGAATAGTAATATTCCTTGGTGCATAGCCATTTGCCATGGTATTTGCGCCACATCAGGAACACCGTAGGGTTTAGCGTACCGTAGTCCACACTGATATAGGCAGAACCTTGCAGTTCGTTATCCGGCGGCAGCGGAATACAGTGCCGGCTTTCGTCAAACATATCGTAGATCAGGCCCTCTGCCACTTTCCATTCGCCCAGAATATACCGAGCATAAAAAACGCCCGCGTACATCGTTCTGTACCGGGCTTTGACCTCCTCTGTTAAGGACAAATTGTCGTCCATCGTAAAGTGGAGGTAGAGTATTCGCTTTTCTTGCCGCTTCTCCGGCAGGATCCATTCTTCATAAAACCAGTGGTGTGGGTTATCCGGGTTGCAGTTGAACCAGAATTTTGCACCACTGACAGAGCACCGGGCGGTGGCCTGCTGCACAAAGGACTGGGGCATTAAAGCCACCTCATCGAAAAACACACCTGCCAAAGTCATACCCTGGATCAGATCCTGGCTGCTTTCGTCCTTGCCGCCGAAGATATAAAACGCGTTTTCCGTACCACCCCGCGTCACCACAAGCACATTGTCGCTACGGCTGTATTTTACCTGATACCCGCGACTTTGCAGCATTGCAGGCAGAAAAGAAAGCACATTCCGGCGAAAGGAGCTGATTGTCTTACCGCACATGGCAAAGTTCATGCCGCTGTAGGTACTCATAGCCCACAGAATATAGCTAAGCGCCATACTCACCGTCTTACCGGATCGTATAGCGCCGTCTGCAATTATTCCGTTTTTGTCGCTCACAGGTGATGTTTTGCACCACCAGGTGAGCACCTGGAGCTGCTTGGCGGAGAATGGCTGAAAATGAAAGGTGCTTATTCTTCCCATGCCTGTTCACCCGCTTTCTGCTCCAAGGCTTCCAAGAAGCCATCGTCTGTCTGCTCATCTTCATGCCCTCGGGCCAATTCAAAGTGACGCAGAAGCTCTGCCAGGGCTTTCACCCGATCAGATGTATTCGGCGGCTTTGCCGTCTCTGCAAACCCAATGGAGCACAGCGCGTTCAGCACATCCGTTGCGGTGAAATCCAACTTGTCCAGCTTTCGCTTTTCCAGGTCAGCGATAAATTTTTTTACCTTATCATTTCTTAGCAATCGACTCGCTTGGCTTTCTGCGCTCCCGGGCGCCTTACAATTTGGGTAAGCAGCCTGGTAAGACCGTTTCCCGTTATGGTCGAGCACATATTCATAACAGAACAGCCTTTGTTTAGGTGTTAAGGTCTCTTTGCCCATGCTGCTCACCTCCTTTGTAATAATCACGGATTATATGCTGTTATTTTTTCTGTTTGCTATTTGGAAAAAATTCATCCAGTATCTCAAGCGTTAGTACCGCTTTTTCAAGATGGATATTTTTCTTTATCCAAGTAAACAACAAAGCAACTGATGCAACGATAGCGGCCACGATCACTACGACAAGGACGATATAGCTTATCACTCCTTTACAGTCATTGTGAAGTGCAACGATCCAAGAAGTCATAGTCGCAATTAAAGAAAACTCTGCTGCCATAGACGCATTAAAGAATTTGGATGCGGATTTCACATCCGTCTCAGCCATAATGCGTTTGCGCCGGCGTTCTGCCGGAGAAATGTTGGTCAGTTCTGTCTTGACCTCTTCGTACTCCAGGACTTCACGATTTTTCTTCTGCTGCTTGCCTAAAGGTTTTTCAGAGCGTTTACGCATGTATTTGTTTTCCCCCCTTTCGCTCACCATAATTATAGCACATCTGAAAATGAGCCTCATAGTAACCGCATTTTAGAAAGGGAAAGCACAAAGACAAAAACCAAAGAGCGCACCGTTTGGAGCGCTCTTTCAATCTGTTTGGCAGTTTATACTATAACACAGACGGCAACCTGCATACTATAACATCAACATGCATTGCATAGTGGTTTTTTATTTTTCGCATTCCAGCATATCCAGGGACTGCGGGTGAATGCGAGAGACCAGGTGATTGTATGTAATATCTTCGTCTACGGCAATCTTCTCAAAAGTGTCACCGTTCAAATACCGCCGACGCAACACACGCCGGTGCAACGGACTGCGCACCTGCTCAATAGCAGTCTCAATTTCTGCCCGCTGCAACAGAGCAAGCCGGACTTGTTGGTCCAGCTTCTCTTTCAGTTCTATAATGCGATCTACCGTCAAGGTAAAATCTGCCCGCTGCCCGCCTCCCGGCGTGGGAGAGAGGGAAGCCGTGATCTTTTGCGCCCGGCTGTTCAGTTCTTCGATCTCCTGTTGTGTAATCTCAACCTCCGCCCAGCACTCCCGATAGCGTTGCAGCCATTCCTTCTTTTCGTTGTTCGTCATTTTTCATCCTGCTTTTTATTCCGCTCATTTATTAAAGTTCGGACCAAAGCCGATCACGCCGAAAAATGCAACAATGACCGCCCCAGCCACAAGAATAATTTGTGCTGCTATACACATCCTGCTCACCTCCCTGTACTTCCGAACCCGCCGTTGCCGCGTTCGGTGTCTGCCCTTTTCTTATTCCACAAGCTCTTTTTAATTTCTTCCATGTTTTTCTCCTCTCCGGATCTATAGTTCGTCTACCACTCTTTCTGCGCAGTACTTCGTCAACTCATCATGAAGCGACTGGGAAACTTGCATTGATAGTTCTATGATCTGTGTCTTTGGCTTACAGTTGGCGCACCACGCTTTCATGTTGCCAGTGTTTATTCCCATTAGTGCGTATGGACCGTAAATGGTCATGCGGTGCCAACACACATCACGGTGGTAACATTGCTCGCAGGTCATTGTGCCACCTCCAAATTCCGTGCAGTCGACTGCAAAACTTGAATAACGGCGGCGGAGAGCTTGGCTCCGGTGGCCGGGTCCTTGGCATTGATCTTGCCGATCAGCTCCTGTACCTTTGCGGCGGTTTGTTGCAGTTCGGTGAAATACACCCGGCAGGCGGCTACATCCGTGTCTGCGCCCGCTGCCTTTGCTTGCCGAACAGCGGCGTCCAGTTTGGTGGCACTGCTGTCCAACTGCCGTTTCAGGTCTGCCTTTTCCTGCTCCAGTTTTTCCACAGCGGCTTTGGTCTTTTCCTCGGCGTCTGCCTTTGCCGTTGCCAGCTTAGCTTTGTATTCCTTGGCGGCTTCCTTTTTCGCTTCCTTTCGGATTGCCTCCGGGTCCGGCGCTGCGTCGGCCCGCTGCTGCAATTCTTCCAGCTGGGCGCTGTACTTGGCTTTAACTCCCTGCTCAATGGAAGAACGGAGTGTGTCCATGTCCACCGGCTCCGGCGCTTCGCTTAATTCGCTCTGTGCCTGGCCAAGATCAAAGGTCAGCTGTTCCGTCTGCTTCTTGTAGCGTTCCACCTCAGCCTTTAACTCCCTGACTGTGGCACTCTCCAAATCCACATCGGCCGCGAACTCTTCCCGCTCATAACTGTTGATTTGGGATATCAGCTCCAGCTTGGTGATCCCCAGGTCGGCGTGGTCGGCCATATACTTCTGACCCAGCTTTTCATAGGCTGATATGTAGGAATAGGCTTGCCGCTGCTTAATGCCGCAGGCTTGCTCGGCGTACTCCTCGAATGTGTCATAGCCCAGCTCCGTGTATAGACCCTCATCCCGCATAGTCTTAAGATCGTGGCACACATCTACCAGTGCTCTGGCCATTACCTGCCCATTGGCCAGGATCCGGGCGTGGGTGTCGTAGGCTTTCTGGGTTGCGGGCGTTACTTCTTGCATTGTAGTGATTTGGTTATCCATAAGTCCTCCTCCTTAACTGACTGCTTTTGCTTTTCTGTTTGACTTTAGATATGCAAGCCATGCTTGCATAAACTCCTGCACATCCGGTGGTGCGGGGCGGTTGTGATCGGCTCTGCACTGAACAACAGTGCCGTCCTTGAATTCTACGGTCACATAGGACTGATCCGGGTCCGACTGCTTTCGGACGAAAAGTATATCCGTCTTTCTGTCCAGGTACGGATTTGTATAGCAGGAGTACACGCAGTTGTGCTGGGCGCAGCCCTCTTTTAGCAGATCTTCCGGTCCCTCGGCCGGCCGAATGAACAGCCCGCTGCTGGCGTATGCATATTTGCGTTTCAACTTTGGCAGATCCTTAGCTAACTTCTTTGCCCGCTCGGCTTGCTCTTTTGCTTTCTTTTCATTAGCTCGGCGTGTCAATTCTTCGGAATACTGCCGGTGCAGATCTCGCAGATTCTGCGGTACGGCTACCTCTTTACGGTTAACATCCAGGCCCAGTCTACTGCACTGGTCCAGATAGTCACTGTAGTCTGACAGCACATTGGCTGGCGTTCCATATCCTCCAGCTGCCTGCCGGTTTACCCAGTTCACCGCCTTTTGCGGAGGTAGGTGTCTCCGCAAAACATCAAGCGCCTTATAGCATTTCTGCTGGCTCCAGCTGTGCTGAAAAACAAGAAAAAAGCGGAAATTTTCGTCTGTCATTTTGCAGCCGTATTTTTTCAATGCCTTTGTTGCTTTGAGTGTTGAACAGCAAATGTTGTCTTGCGTCTTTAACATACGGTACTCCTGCTTGGTCAGTCGCATAGCCTTGTAAGGCACCACTTGCTTGTAGTCCAGACCAGCTGTACAATTCCACTCCACCTGTTCGGCTACCAGGTCACCGTTGCCCTCTTTTATTAGACGCTCTGTAAGCACCGGGTACCGGCTATATTGATACAGTAACCCAAGCAGGTTGACCGGGTAGTTGGCTATAGCGCTACGGTACAGTTGCTGCGCACATTCGTGGTATGTCTCCCATGGCAGATAGCGTAGGTTACTTTTTTCCAACGCCTCTTCAAAGCCCAGCAGCTTTGCTCCCTCTCCCTCTGTGCACTTCCAACTGTTGTGATCCAGTTTGGCTGGCTCCACCGTGCACGGCAGTTTGCGTGTTGGCTTTTGTTTTACGCTGATGAACATATCGTCACAATAGTAACTGCGTTCAGCCACGAAGTGCTGCCCAAGATTGAAGTATGCGGCGTACAGCAGTCCGCCCATTTCTGGCGCGGCCTTAAAGCCGTATCTATAGTCTTCGTACACCCGAACGAAAGAAAGTAATATCCCACCGTTCCTTGTCCGCTGCGTTACCGCTACCACTGCCGCGTTGACCAGCTGACTACGGCCACGCCCGGCGTCTTTGGCTTGGACTTCGTGCCCGCAGGCGGGGCAGCATACGGTGTCGTTATGCCGTGCAGAGCGGCAAGCTGCGTGTTTGTCCGTCCATAGTCGCATGTTCTCAATGTCGATCTGCACATCCTTGCCGCAAGCGGTACAATAGCCATACCTATGGCCGCATTCTTTGTGCTTAAAAAAATACTGCTCGTTGACGAACACCTGCTTATGTGCGAATGTCAGTATCTTTTTCTCCGGCAGTTTCGGGCGGCCGTCCCAGATTTTCTCTGCCTGTTCCTGCGTAAGCGTGTTCAGCTTTTTCCCCATATCTACACCTCACAGCAGATCCAGCAGGTCGATGATCTCCGCCTTGGTCTCTTCGGCGGTAAAGCCGTAATAGCCCGCTGCCCATTCGTACACGGTGTCATCCGGCACGGCTGCGCAGTTGCCCGCTGCTTGTTTCCGGGCGTTGCTGGTGATGTGATCCCAGCAGCCTTTCAGGCTCTTGCCCTCATCCAGCACCTTGTCCGCGTTTTCATCATTGACCAGGCAGTGGTCTATAATGTGTGAGCATAGCAGACGCACGGTGGCGCTACCCATCTTCTCCGCCTCCTGGTCGATCTTATCAATGGCTTTTTGGATTTTCTCGGTCATTTCAGCGTTACCTCCTTGATCTGCGCCAGCGCGCAACGCTGGCAGTGCTCGTCCAGTTCCGGCTTGTCCAGGCCGCACCGGTTATTGATTGAGCCGTAGATACACACATCTCTGCATATCGTCGCCAAGATCGCAACTGTAGTTTTTTCGTTCTCATTCTTCATTATTGCGCTCCTCAAAGGCCATACCGGCCACGGTGCCCAGGTTGATCAGATCCCGACATACAGCTTCTGATTTGGACAGATCCATTGTTCTGATCACGCCCTGCACGATCAGGCCGGACTTAACTACCACCAGGTCCCCGCGCCGGTACAGATCGTACCCCTCTTCTTCCTTTTCGATAGGTTGCAACGCTCTTTTGTTGATGAATGTCATGCCCGCACCTACAATCAGCGGTTGCCATACAGCGCCTGCGGCTACAATGCAGGTGTCCAGCGGGGCGGCATATTCTTCATCGGGGCATTGGTCTGCCAGCGGCAGATCCGCTTTCGGCATTCTTGTCATGATCACGCTGTCGTCCTCTGCCAAGTCAGCGACCATACGCAGCGTCTCCGGCGTGTATTCCGGGTGGCCGTACAGGATGTACCCGCAGCTGCCATTACTGAGCATTTGCTCGCCGTCTGGCAGGTCATATAGAAAATAGGCCTTGCTTCGCTTGCAAATTGATAACATTTTTTTAAAGTTCATCTGTCTGTCTCCTTTACGCTTATGCCGTGAATGTACAGCATAAGTTTTCGCTTGATGATGTATTCCTTTGTTTTTGTACCCTTGGTGTCCTCCACCACCCACTTCCAGGTGCCGTCCGGCTGGCAGACCTCATATACAAAGTCCGCTTTATAAATCACCGGGCGCTCTTTTCGGTATTCGCCGACCCCTGCCGGGATCAACTCATAAGGGACCTGCTCCCGCAGGTTGCGCACCAGGCCGTGCCGTTCCAACAGTTGCAGCTCCTTTGCCCGCTTGCACTCGCTCCGGCTGTCGTAGGTGCGACCATCTGTTTGTGCTTTTACCGCGTGATATTTGTTTTCGCCTTTTGCCCGCTGCCGGAGATACTCCTGGTACTGGGCAGCAGTCCAGTGTTCTTGGGTACCCATCAGCCCGCTGCCTGCTCCGCAGGAGCGTAAGCCATACGGATGAACTGGTGCTCCACTGCACCAATGCGCTGCTGCTCCTGCTCCAGGCACTTTTGCATATACTTGCTTGAAAGCACTGTCTCCTCAAACTCCCGACGCAGATCATCGGTCATACCGTATTGGCCCAGGCCTTTGGCGCTCTTAAAGGCGTCCCACTTTGGCCGGATCAGCGGATGGTTGATGTTCAGCTTGAAGCCGTATGCGTTGTGCGGTGCCAAAATCAGCTGTGTTTGGCGTTCCCGCTCTAAGTTGCGCACCTTGTCCCGCATTTGTTCCCATTGCTGTATGTATGTCACTTTGTCCTCCTAACACAGGTACCTATGGTTCTTTGCCCGAATAGGGCAGAGCACATAGGATTGATACTTAAAACCGGTGACTTCGTCCTCCCAGTTGTTCAGCGTGTCCTTGACCACATAGTATCCCTTGGGTGCTCTTGGCTCATCTGCCCAGTGGTCGCTATAGATGACCTGGTATTCCGGTTCCGGTACCACCAGGTTACGGCTGCGGCTAAAGCACACTCTGGACTTGGCCGTTGTGTACTTGCCCTCGTGCCCTTGTTTGATGTGGGTCTCCTCGCGTAGGTACCCACCGTAGGTGTGGTGGTCTCGATCATCCACCGGTACATATTCCACCCGGCCATAAGGCCACCTGGGCAGCTTGGTCAAGTCAATACCGGACAGCGCCATGTGGATATGTGGGTTCTTGTCCGGGGTCTCAATGGCTCTCATCCACTTGAATTCAACACCGGCCTTTTTGTAGGCATATCGCAGTTTGGCCATATAGGCGGCCCACAGTTTTTTAATCTCTTGCAGGTCCTTGGGCCTGTCCGCCTTTCGGAATGTAAAAGTAGCTGTCAGGTCACCGGGTCCGAAGTTTGCATTAAAGATCATCTCCTGCTGTAGGCACGCCTGGCGATTGTTGACTGCCGCCTGGGCCTCGCTGGTTTTTCCGTAGTTGCTGCCCCTGGTGCATTTATTCTTGCTGCCATAGCGGGAGGAGTAATGCCGCTGAATGTAGATACATTTACCTGCGTGGGTGGTCTTTTGCACCCATGGCATTTTGGTTTGCTCCTTTCTGGACGGACCGGCACACTATGGAAATGCTGGAAAACGCGGATCGGCTCCCGGGTGGAAAATCAAGTTTCCCACCGGTTCACCGGCGTGTTCCACATTCCCACAGTGCACAGCTCCTCATTATGCGGCGCGGGTGCACACCCTGTTGCCGCCGGTCTCCTGCCTGCGCCTAACCAGCTGAAGAATGCCGAAAGATATATCCTTTTGCCGTTGGCGCTTTGCGTCTAAAAATAATACTTTGAACAAGGAGCAAAAAAGGAGCACAGACCCCTTTTTTCGCCCTTGCCGCACGGCTTGTCCTTGACTTCTTTGCGGTCCTTATATATAATGTAATTAGCGCAGGCGTTTTACTTTCTTTTCGCCGCCTGTGGTTTAAGTCGACTGGTCGCTCAGTCGGCTTTTTCTTTTTGCCCGCTGCTTGGTTCGTCGTTATACTCCAGTGGCAGCATAATGGCGGTCACTTTTGGCAATTCCATCAGGGCCTTGGTTTTCCGCTCTGCAATTACTTCCAGCGCCTTGTAATTGCCATCGCCACGCACATACACGGTGTCACCGGCTCTAACGGTGTTCCACGGCGCCCGCAGGACAATGTGGTCCTCGTCCAGCTTAGCAATTACCAAATCAATGTAATCTTCCATTTTCATCATCCTTTCCCAGTTTGACGGCGTGCAGATACGCCAATTCAAAGTCTGTCAGCGGCGCTACCAGCACCACCTTGTGGTTTTCGTCCTCGATCACCAGCTGCTTGTCCTGCCGGGGCTCGTCCTCGTCCTTGGGCAGCACGAACACCGCCAGGGCGATCAATGCGCAGCCGGTACCGCTGATCACTATGGACACCCACCAATAGGGGGTGTCCGCCACCAGGCAGCAGCCCAGCAGCACCAGCAGGAAGCCGGTAATCACCAGAACCAAGCCTGCCTTTTCTCTCTTGGTCATTGGAGTGCTCCTTTCTTGCAGTTGACTGCAATTTAGTACTTTCCGGCGTTATATGCGTGGAACGCCGGGGCGAACACAGCTAACTTGGTGCCGTTCTCGCCCAACTGAATGAGAGGGAAGCCCGGACGGTGCATATACTGCCGTGCCGTTGGAATGCTGCAATTCAGGTATGCCGCCACATCTTCCGGACCAAGATACAGTTTTGTACCCTTGGCCTTGACCTCTTCCTCTACTGCTTCGGCGGTGCGGATCAGGTCGATGTAGCTTTGCAGGCGCTCCATACGCTGCTGTACGGCGGCGTCGAAGTCGTCCATTGCCAACGGACTGTCCTTGTTGATGGGTACTTTCATTATTATTTCTCCTTTCGATTATTTGGCCAGCCCCTTGGGCAAGCGGCAGAGCCGCAAGCTGCCCGCTGCACGGCAGAAGTGCCGTTGGCGATAAATGTGATGTTGGGTGGGGCGGGCACCGGAAGCAGGGACATAGGGGGTAATTTGACAAAAAAAGAAAAGAAAAAAGAGAAGAAGTGAAAAAGGTCCCGCTGCCTGCGTATCTCTGCCGCCGCCCAAAAGGCTGGCTTTTGTTGTTTGTCATGGTATAATAAAGTTATCAATTTGAAAGGACTGAACGCAATGAAACTGAACAAAGACTGTGTAAGAGATGTACTGCTCTATCTTGAAGAACATCTCGGTTATGATGACAGATTAGATGCTTCTTCAATCAAAATTGAGCCATACACTTACGAAGAAATCCTATATACGATCAGTCTATTGTCGGAGGCCGGGTACATAAAGACCATTCCAATTAGGAATTTAAGCGCCGCAACATCATATTTTGTGGTGTCAATCCTTATGCCCGGTCACGATCTACTTGACAATATTCGTGACAACACAGTATGGACGAAAACGAAAAAGACGGCCTCAAAATTCACATCTGTCTCTCTCAATATTCTTTCGTCTGTCGCTTCCAATGTCCTTTCAACTATGCTTCTTAATCCACCTACCGTTTGAATTGGTGTTCCAGCACCTGGCGCAGGCACTTCTCCATATCCACTTCGGTGAATTGGATGTTCTTATCAGTCAAATAGTACAGAACCGCTCTTAGCCTCCAATGCGCCATCAGTGCACTGATCATCGCAACAGTGGAAATAAGAACCAATACAACAATCACTTTTATTCACCTCGCTTTAACTGCCTGCTTAGTTCTGCCGCCGCCCAAAAGGCTGGCCGTGTATTTAGTTGTTGCGCTCTGCGATGATCTCGTTGATTGCGCCGAGGATCCGCTCTTTTGCCTGGGGCGGTTTGCGTCGGCCAATCAGTATTGAGCTGATGTAGCTGCGCGTGTAACCCATATACTGCGCGAGCTCAACTTGTGTGATCTTGTTGATGTGCATTTTTCCGATAGCCTCAGCGATCCACTCGTCCATTGTGTTACCTCCTTTTCTGTGCTTTTGTGCACAAATGCACACTTTTTTGCATTTTGTAGTTTACAAATGCGTACAAGCGTGCTATAATGAGGCTGTTCTGAGACCTAAGATAACAGCGCGAGTCCGCATTTGTTGACTACAGTTGCCATTATAGGCTGCCAGAGTGTACTTGTCAACACCAAAAGTCTACATTTGCGTACTTTCGTGATTATGCACAAAAAAAGTGAGGCAAAATTGTGGATTTTTTCGAGAGATTTACTGCACTCTGCAAAGAAGAGGGCGGCACTACGACCGGCGTTGGGCAGTCACTTGGTTATTCCAAAGCGACTGTTGGCCGGTGGCGCTATGGTAGCATACCGTCAGCTGACGCTTTAACTGCTATAGCCGAACACTTTGGCGTGTCTGTGGACTACCTTTTGGGAAATACGGACATAAAAAATCCCCCGGACCAACAAAGTCCGGAGGAGATAGCCAAAGTGGCACTATTTGGTGGTGACGGAGAGGTTACCGACGAGATGTGGAACGAAGTTAAAGGTTTTGTAGAATTTATCAAAGATAAGAGAAAGAGAGAGAATGACAACAACTGAGTCCCTGTTCGATGAGATCGAGCGCAACAACATAGAGGTATATCTGGGCAGTATGCCCGCTGCCAAGTCTGCGTCTGCCAATATCGGCGATGATTATTACATAGCATTGGACGAGCAGAGCCTGGAGAGCACCGCAGAGGCCCGCTGCCGCCTTGCCCACGAAGCCGGGCACTGCATAACCGGGTCGTTCTACAACCTATATGCCCCGCTTGACCGGCGCAGTAAGCACGAACGCCGGGCAGATAAGTGGGCGGTAAAAAAGTTGATCCCCAAGGCCGAGTTGGAGGTGCAGCTGCGCCAGGGCCTGGAGCCTTACGAGTTGGCCGAGTATTTCAATGTGACGGAAGAATTCATCCATAAGGCGTTGGAATTCTACTTTGAATGTGAGATAGCATGAGTGAAGAAATGAAAGAATTATATAGACAAATTGCAAAAATCGGCCGGCAGTACGGCGCAGCTAAGGTGGTGCTTTACGGCTCCCGGGCGCGTGGTGACAACCGGCAGCGCAGCGACATCGACCTGGCTATCTACGGTATAGACGACCGAGGACGGCAGGCGCAGCTTGCCCAGGCCATTGAGGACCTGCCCACCCTGCTGGACTTTGACCTGGTCTTTGTCCGAGCGGACACAGACCCCAAGCTACTTCAGAATATAGAAAAGGACGGTGTATCCTTAATGAGCAAATATGAAGAAAAGCGCGACAAATTCAAAGACGCGGTGCAGCGACTGGTGGAGGCCATTGCCGATTATGACAAGCTGCCCAATTCCACCGTGCGTGACGGTGTGATCCAGCGCTTTGAATTCTGCACCGAGCTGGCGTGGAAAACCTGCCGTGAGTATCTGCTGGAGCAGGGCTATACGGAAGTGAACAGCCCCAAACCGGTGATGCGCCAGGCCTTTGCTGACGGCCTTGTGGACAACGACCTGGTGTGGGTGGAGATTCTGAATGCCCGCAACCTGACCACGCACCTGTACGATGACGCAGAGGCCACCAAGATCTTTGAGGACATCAAAGACAACTATCTCCATCAATTTCAGGCGTTGGCCGGGAAGTTAGAGTAAATCACAACAAAATAAAAAAAGCCCTACCCTGCGCCAACAGGATAGAGCCGATAAGCAGGATATGTAGTACATAACCCACCCAACACTGGATATTGTACCACATCCCTGCCGATAAATCAAGCAGGGCATTTTTGCGCCCTTTTTTAGGGCTGCCCGCTGCTGTGTAAAGGAGAAAGTGAGTACAATGCCAAGAAAAAGAGGAAATGGAGACGGATCCATCTACAAGGTGGAGAGTAAAGGCCTATGGGCTGCCCAGCTGACTATAGGCGTGGACGCCAACGGCAAGCCGAAAAGAAAGACGATATACGGTAAGCGGCAGGCAGATGTGCGGGCAAAGCTGGACGCTCTGAAAAATGAACTTGCCACCGGCTCTGTAATAGAGCCGGACAAGATCACCGTTGCCCAGTATATCTTATCACTTGTCGAGACAGACCGGGCGCTAAACCAGATAGGGGACAACACCTACCTGCGTAAACTGGCCAGCTGTAAGCGGATCGCCGCCAGCTCCATAGGCGACTGCCCTCTGCAAGCTGTGCGGCCACCGCAGGTGACCCAATACCTAATAGAGATCACCAGCTGTTCTAATTCAGTGATCGCCAAGGACTACGCCCTGCTGGCCCGCTGCTTTCGCACAGCTCTTGATAACGACCTGATCCGCAAGGATCCTATGCGAGGAACGAAAAAGCCAAAGAGCAGCAAAGCCACCCGCAAGGTGCGTGCGTTGACCGTAGAGGAGCAGACCAGGTTTGTGCAGATCATGAACGACCAAGAGCGTGGCTGCCGCTACTGGGAGCAGATGATGTTAATGCTCTGCACAGGAATGCGTATGGGCGAGATCAACGCTTTGGATGTGCACGATGTCAATTTGACATTCCGCACCGTGAATGTGCGGCGCACGGTGACCAAGGACCAGACGGACCACGCCGTCATAGGCACCAAGACTAAGACCTACGCCGGGCAGCGGCTCTTGAGCCTGACGGACGCCCCATACCGTATTCTGTCCGAATATATGGAGCAGTGGCAACCAAACCGCCTGGATCTGCTGTTCTACGACTTCAAAGGGCACAAGGTACTGACCACCAGCCAGGTCAACTTACAATTTCAGCGTATCTTGAAAAAATACAATATGCTGGATCCTGCCGTGCCCGGCGTGGTGTCTCTCCATAGCCTGCGGCATACATACGCCACCCGCTGCATTGAGAGCGGTATGCCTGTTAAGGTGCTCCAGAAGCGCCTTGGTCACGCCAATATTGAGACCACCCTAAACACCTACTGCGATGTATTTTCAGATTATGAAAATAAGTACACAGAGGCGGCAGACGCCTATATGCAGCAGCTTATCCCGAATGCCCCGCAGAAAAATACTGCCCGGGGATAAGAAAAGAGAAGCGCTCCCTTGCGGGCAGTAACGGCGTTGCAGTACTGTTGCAGTACAATACGGCAAAAAGCCCGCTGCAAAGCCAAATTTTGTGCCTATATTCTTGTCACCTCGACCAAAAAGGAAGCAGGCCATTCTTTAGAATGGCCTGCTTCCTTTTTTTGTTTATTTGCAAGATTTGAACTTGCGACACGAGGCTCCAAATGCGTAGCATTTGGCAGAAACAGTCCGGGGGACTGTTTCGCAGCAAGTGCCTTATATTTCTGTGCTCGATTACGCATTTCTGCCGGTGGAGCAGCCGGAATGTCCTGCTTCCTTTTTTGTTTATTTACAAGATTTGAACTTGCGACACGAGGCTCCAAATGCGCAGCATTTGGCAGAAACAGTCCAGGGGACTGTTTCGCAGCAAGTGCCTTATATTTCTGTGATCGATTACGCATTTTCGCCGGTGGAGCAGCCGGAATGTCCTGCTTCCTTTTTTGTTTGTTTACAAGATTTGAACTTGCGACACGAGGCTCCAAATGCGAAGCATTTGGCAGAAACAGTCCGGGGGACTGTTTCGCAGCGAGTGCCTTATATCTCTGTGCTCGATTACGCATTTCTGCCGGTGGAGCAGCACTTTTTCTCCGGCGTTGCAGTACTTATTGCAGTACTTGGTAATGCAAGGTGTAAAAAAGCCGGGCAGTTTTGATCTGCTCGGTCAGGCCTGTGGGTTAGGTAGATTGAATTTGTGTCCGGTGCCTTGAAGAAATGCAAAACACCGGACGACGCAATCAAAATCTTAGAAGCGCTTCGCTCCTAAGTAAGAAAAGTAGATGGCGGGCGGCCACCCGCCATGGGTGTGGGCTGCCCGGGTAGGTGGCTGCCCGAGCCGCAGAAAGGAAAATAACACAAGGAAGTAAAAAATAAAAATAGGAGTACAAAATGTATAATGATAAGCATACATGCAAGACGGCCACCCGCCTTACAAGCCTACTGTACCACGCTTTGCAGTAAAGTGCAATGAAAATCTGTTCCGGGTCGTTTCACTGTACCAAAAATGACCCTGTGAGTAGTGAAAGTGAAGTTCTTTGTTGACTAACGGTACAGGTGGTGGAATAATCGAGAGGAGAGAAGAGCCGTGCAAAATCAAAAGAAATCGAAAAGGAGAAAGACTATGAACAAAAAACACAAAAAAATATATATTGGCACCAGTGCTCGGCGGCAGTTGGTGCTGTGTATGCCGCGGCAGGCAGCGCTGCTGAACTTCACTGCAGACGGACCGTATGAAGCCCAGCTGGTGGGGGAACAGACGGAATTGCCCGAGGAACAGCTGGTGCTGAGTGGCAGCGGTTGGTTGCGTATTTATGATGATAAGGAACTGACTTTCTTGGTCAATGCGGACGAAATCCGGGTGTATGCAGATGGGGACAACATCTGCAAGCTACAATTGTTCGGCGATGCCGGATTTCAGAATATAGTATTTATGTAACAGATGACCCGGAAAATGCAAAACCTTGTGGATCAAATGAAGGCGCAGAAATGAGAACCGTTTCAGCATTTTTGACTTGTTTATCCGGCAGTTTGCAGGTGGCGACTTTTGCTTTTGCACCGGAAAAGCTGCGCCGGCCGCTGCTCTTGGCTGCTGTGGCTGCGTCCACTGCCAGCTTGGTTCTGACCGTAAAGAACATCAAGACTCGGGTGCGCCAGTGACCGACAATCCCTGCATAAATGGCGTGTTGCCAAAACAGAAAAAAGCCAATCGGGCGTCTTGCTCGGTTGGCTTTTTGCTTGCTTATTTTTTCGCTTTAATCAGATCCTTGATTACTTCGCCGGCTAGGATCAGACCCACCACGGAGGGCACAAAGGCCACGCTGCCGGGTGTGCTGCGGCGGCCGGGGT